GAACGAAAGTGGTCGGTGGACGATGCGCGAGAAACGTACCGCAGTGATGTGGTGTCACCGCGAGCACCATGACGGCTCTAAACGAGGCGCTATTTGGGTTGACGGCTACCACGTTTGGGGTGGGCTTATCGTTAAGGCTATGCGTAAGAGCAAGCGGTTTGCTGAGTACGCCAAAGTGATGACTGATGCTTTCGTAACACACGAGATATTAAAGCGTCCATCAGCGCGAGGTTGGTGTGCAAAGAATCTTTGGCTATACCCTGCAAGTTATACTATAGGGGCTATTAGATTTGTACTGGGTAGGAATAAGTGATGCAAGACAAACCAACTAACATGGCAACTCCTGAAGAGCGTGCAGAGGTAATGCAAGCCATTTCCTTATTGTCTCCCGTAGAGCGGGCTGAAGTTAGGCGAGAAATGGGCACACTGCCAGCAGAGAAACATGCGTCTATGATACGCGCCGTACTTAAAGTACCAGCAGAGAAGCGATCCGCAATGATAAGCGCCTTGATTAAACTGCCGGAGGATAAACGTGCATCTGTAATTCGGCACATGGTAAGCCCGGCAGACCAAGGATTTAGGGGCAATGATAGCGGAGGCCCAAGTAGAGGTTATATAAATAAAGGTATGCTCACTGGGCCTAACCCGCGTGAACGAGCCGATGGCTACGGCGCATAAGTAATTTAAGCGCTCAATGAATTAGGAGTGAAAATGGACTGGTTTAAAAATCTTTTTTCGGGCGGTGACAGTTTCGGCGGTGACTGGGGCAGTAACTGGCTGAGTGACTGGTGGGGCGATTCATCTCCAGACGCTTCCACCGGCTACGATTGGGGCGCTCTTGACCAACCCGTTTACACCCAACCTTTTTACGATTGGGGTGCTCTCGACCAAATGGCAGGTGTTCCGTATGGATCGACATACGACAGTGGCGGTTACGGTGGTGGATACGATGGCTATGGTGGCGGATATGATTGGGGTGCTCTTGACCAAATGGCGGGTGTTCCGTACGGCGCAACGTATGATGGTGGTGGTTATGGCGGCGGATATGATGGCTACGGTGGCGGATATGATTGGAGTTCTCTTCCTATCAGTGCTGGGGGTGGGTTATTCGGTGGGTTTCAAGACTTAACTGGTATGACTAGCGGCGGTTTACTATCAACAGGTGCTAATCTATTTGGTGGTTATTTACAGGGTAATGCAGGAAATAACGCTGCACAAACTCAAGCTAACGCACAACTTGAAGCCGCCCGAATTGCTGCTGATGCGGCCAAGTTCCGCCCAGTAGGAGTTTCCACTAGATTCGGTTCTTCACGCTTCGGCTTTGATAATCAAGGTAATCTGAGTTCTGCTGGTTACGACCTCTCACCCGAAATGAAGGCACAGCAAGACCGGCTGATGAACATGTCAGACCGTGGATTAGGCCAGTACGAAGGTGCATTCGACGCTACTCAACCAATGGGCGAAGCAGCAGGACGGATGATGAGCTTGGGTAATCAATACTTAGGAACCTCACCACAAGAACAAGCCCAAAAGTACATGGCTGAACAACAAGCTCTACTTTCTACAGGCCGTGAGCGCGACTTCTCGCAACTCCAAAACACCATGTTCAACCGGGGCAGAGGTGGATTGGCTATGGGTGGAACGACTACAGGTATGCAGGCGGCTAACCCACAAATGGAAGCCTTCTACAACGCCCAACGTCAGCAAGACCTCGGATTGGCAGCACAAGCCACTCAAGGTGGTATGGACTACGCCAAGTTCGGTTCTGGCATGGTAGGTGCAGGTGGAGACATGTTGCGAGATCAGTACAAAACTCAAACCGCAGCCTACGACCCGTACAAGACCGCACTCGGCGGCGCAACGTATATTGAAGGTCTTGGACAAAACGCTATGGATCAAGGTGCTAGCCTTGGCTCAACAGCTACGGCTGCTAACCGCGCAGCAGGAGGCTTGCTACAAGGTGGTATGCTAAGTGCAGCGAACACCATAGGTACTACCGCACAACAAGTTGGTAGCCCTTGGGGTAACATTCTGCAAGGCGCAGGACAGGCTATGCAGACTCAGGAGATGCCTAGATTTAACGCATTCACAGGAGCACCCCTCTAATGGCTGAAACACTTTTTGGCCCGAATCCATACGACATTCGGCAGCAGAGACAGGCGAATACAGACGCTACGGCGCGCAAGTTCGCAGAAATGAACGCAGCCCAGCGCGGTGCTATGGGCATGTTCCAAGGCGGTGCTGGTCTAGGCCGTATCGTTGGTGGTGCAATGGGCTTGGTTGACCCTGTAGAGGAAGAAGCCAAAGCCACGCAGAATGCTGCACAGGGTATCAACTTTGAAGACCCAAAATCGCTGCGTGATCTTGCTGGGAGGCTTCGTCAGATCGGAAACCTTAACGGAGCGATGGAGATTATCAAAAGAGCAAATAATATCGAGGTTACTCAAGCAACAGCGAAAAGGGCTATTGCAACGGATGACCGCGCAGAACGTAGGTTGACGTTTGAACAAGACGAAGCACACGGCTTAAAAGTTAAAACACAACAAGATGCGGCTGACGCAAAGGCGCAGGCTGCGATTGATAAAAAGGAAGCGACGATTGCTGCGCTGGAACAAAAAAGCGAGAACGAAAAGCGCCGGTCTGAGGACAATCGGTTTTCAATTGAAGAACGAGCAGCGGCATCACGACAAGCCGACGCTACCAAAAGGATGATTGCTGGTCTACAGAACGCTGTGCAGAAGGCGCGAGTTGACGCATCTATACTTGCGTCTGGCTCAAAAACAGATCTCGCGGCTGAAAAGAAAGCAGACAAGCAAACAATAAAAGATAAGTACGCAGAAGGATTTAATACATCAATTGATTTTCTTGAGCAGCAATATATTGAGCTTAACAAATTAGGTGGAATAGTAAACCCCCAAGCAAGCACTATTTCTAATTTAGGATCAAGGATTGCATCTTCTTTTGTTGGTCAAACTCTTGGAGGGATGGTTGGAACAAAAGAGCAAAAACTTCGAGACGACATAATGGGGACGATACCCCTGCTCGTTCTTGACATTAAAAATGTTACTGGTGCATCTGCTCAACAAATGAACTCAAATATTGAGCTGCAAAACTTTTTACGCGCCGCATCAGACCCGAAAACTAACATAGAAACTGTACTAGTCTTACTAAAAAACTTAAAGACTAAATACACAGGAGCAGCAAAAGGAGAGAAAAGCCAATCGCCCGCCCCTAAAGTAGTCAAATTTGGAGACTTGAAATGAATGTTGAACTTCCAGATGGGACGATCATAGAAGACATACCTGATGGTATGTCAAAGGCTGAATTGACCGCTAAACTAAAAGCCAATGGATACAATGTGTCCAGCTTAGAGCCTGCCCCCAAACCAACAATGGGCCAGATGTTCAAAGACGAAATGCTTACTAGTCTGCCCGGAGGCATGATGCGAGGGTTTAAAGACATTATCGATACTGGTGCTGGGTGGCTTTCAAACTTGGGCGGAGACAAAGAAGCGGCGCGTATTAGAGCCATGAATGAAGCAGGCAAGGCTGACTTTGCTAGAGCGCAAGAATCTGTCGGTCCTGGTGGTTCAGACATTTCCCGCTTTGCCGGACAAGTATTGGGTACAGCACCAGTGGGCGGCGTTCTTGCCAAAGGCGCAAGCATGATCCCAGGCATGGCCCCCGCTGCTGTACAAGCATTAAAAACTTGGGGGATGAATACAGGGCTAGCTCCGAAGGGAGTTGCACAACACGCGCTAAATACCGCATTAAGGGTTGGTGCTGGTGGTACTGTCGCTGGAACCGCAGGTGCTCTTATTAGCCCGGATGACGCATCTACTAGCGCTGGATTGGGGGCTGCTGCTGCTGTTGTGTTGCCCCCTGTGCTTTCGGTGGGGTCTAAGGTAGCCGCCCGTGTATGGGATGCGCTTATGGGGCGTTACGGTGCTGTGAGGGCTGGACAAATAGCACGGGAAGCCGCTGCTGGTGATTTGGCCGCTATCAAGGCCGCTACTGCTGCCGCAGGGGATGACCTGACGGCTATACAAGCAACTGCTGGGATTAAAAATGAAGTGTGGGACGCGCTTGGTGATTTAGCAAAGCAAAACGACAGGGCAAGCTACTACGCCCGCCTCGCCGCGCAGACAAAAGCCGATCAGATTGATACGATGCGACGCATTGCAGGAGCGCCCACTCAAACCGAAGCAAGACTAGCTCAAGCAGACACAAAGGCAAGTTTAGCTGGATACTTGGGGCCGCATTTTGAGACGGAACTAGCTGCCGCGAATATTGCAGGACAAGCCGGGCCGCGCTTGCAATCACAAGCAGACAGGCTTACCGGAGCAGCAACCAGCAAAGTTGAGGATGTTAGGAGACTAGGAACGGCTGGAGAGACTGCTGAACGTCTTGGTAATTTTGGGCGGCTAGTATCACCAGAAAGCACTAGGACACCACTAGACCAACGAATGATGGGTCTTCCACCATCTCCAGAACGCTATTCTGGCGGCAGGATGCGACTTGACGAGCAAATGCCGGGTGAACCTAGATTGCCCGGACGTTATTCCTATGGGCAAGAACTGGCTAATTTGGCAGAGCGTAAGGGACAGGGTGCGGCTGATGCGTCATTAATAATGGGGGAGGGTGCGCGTTTTGCACAATCCCAAGCTGATAGTCTTGCCGCGTATGGTTTGAAGCCACTCAACGTAGGTAGCTTGATAAACAGGATAAGCGCCAAATTGCATGACCCGAAGATCGGGACAAACGTGGATACAAAAAAGGCGCTACGCATTGTTCAAGCCCAGTTAGAAGAATGGACGACAAAAGGTGGGGGGCAAATTACAGCCGAAGCAGTTCACGGAATCCGTAGGAACTTGAACAACACCATCGAGAGAACTCTTGGCGCTGGCGACCCAGTATCTCTAAAGGCAGAGGCGGCGAAAATTGGGATGAGCATTCGCCCGATGCTGGATGACGCTATTACGAATGCTGGTGGAACAGAATGGCGCAATGTTGTGAGTTCATGGGCAAAGGGCGAACACGTTATCAGCCAGAAGGAAATGGGCGCTAAAGCCCTAAAGATGCTTGAAGAAGACCCCAAGAAGTTTATCGCCCTTGTCAGAGGCAACGCGCCAAAAGATGTTGAGAAAGTGTTCGGCCTTAAAAAATTCAACCTCGAAACGGAAATGGGAAGCCAATATAGCAAGATGGATGAAATAGCTTCGCAGCTAGAACGCGATCTTTTGATTGAACCAACTACGACTGGTTTCAAAGGTATTACGGGAATCATCAAAGAACACACGCCCACTTTCAGACTCTGGAATGTACTTGACCCGCGCATTGCGATAATGAACAGGGTTCTTACGGAAGGCGAAACACGTATCGGTAAAGACACAGCCAAAGCACTTTTAGAGTCTATGAGAACTGGGAAATCGGCAAGCAAAATTCTTAATACTTTCCCCACTAACGAACGTGCTGGCGTGGCTAAATTTATGTCTGCTTTGAGGAAATACGGGCCAGTAGGTATAGCTAACTTAGCGCACCAACAAGATCAAATCGCCACTGAGGAAACCCAATGAGCACGTATCTACAACTTGTGAATGATGTTCTGATAAGACTGCGCGAGTCGCAAGTTCCTTCAGTTACAACTACGCCCTATGGACTATTAATATCAAAATACGTCAACGACATAAAGCGTCAAGTTGAGAACTCTTGGAACTGGGATGCGCTTATATCTACATTAACACTAACTACAGTAGCGTCAACTTCTGAATATATTCTTACAGGTTCTGGTACTAGGCATAAAGGTATTAGCGTAAACAACACAACTAATACCTACCCATTACACAATAGACCTCTATCGCATATTCAGTATTTACAACAAGTAGGAACGACTACTAACGGACAACCTTCGTACTATGCCTGGAGCGGGTCAAATGGAACTGATAGTAAAGTAACTTTATTTCCTACACCTAGTTCGGCAGATAGTATCAAATTCAATATGTACATACCGCAGATTGATTTATCTGCTGATGCTGACATATTACTTGTACCAGCAGACGCTGTTATAGCGGGTGCTTATGCTCGTGCGCTTATCGAGCGTGGTGAGGACGGTGGACTATCAAGCGGCGAAGCCTACGGAATTTATAAAGGAATTCTCGGTGATCTAATTGCTTTGGAAGCAAACCGTTCAAACGATATTGACTGGGTTGCAATGTAATGGCAGACCCAATCGTTCCATTCGCGCTTTCAGCACCTGGCTTCTATGGATTAAACCTAGCAGACAGCCCGGTAGAATTATCGCCAAACTTCGCCTTAGAAGCGAATAACTGCGTTATCGACCGTGCTGGACGTATAGCATCACGGCAAGGTTGGACTAAAGCAAACACAACCTCTACAGACCTTGGAACAGAGTTTGTTGAGTGCATGGGTGAACTAATCGAAAACAGTGGTACAGCAACAACACTTTGCGCTGGAAACGGATTTTTATTTAAGTTAGCTTCAGGTGCTTTAACAACGCTTACTTACGGTGGCGGTGGAGTAGCGCCGACGATTTCAGCCAATAACTGGCAGTTTTGCCAACTTAACGGAGTAGCGATATTCTGGCAAGAAGGCTATGACCCACTTATATACGACCCCGCAGTGTCCACTACGACATTCCGCAGGCTTAATGAAAAGACTGGAACTGTTGGTTCTATACCTCAGTGCAATGCTTCAATAAGCGCCTTTGGCCGGGTGTGGGCGGCTGGTACAACTTCGGATAAACAGACAATCGCCTTCTCTGACCTACTGGCTCCGCATATCTGGTCAACGGGAACTTCGGGTACTTTAGACGTATCAACCGTATGGGCGAAGGGTGGAGACACGATAACTGCATTGGCTTCGCACAACAACTACCTTATCGTGTTCGGACGCAAACAGATTCTTATTTACCAAGGTGCTACGTCCCCATCAACAATGATGCTTTCCGACACTATCGTAGGTGTAGGTTGTATCGCAAGAGATACTATTCAAGCTACCGGAACTGATTTATTGTTTTTGTCAGACGCAGGCGTACAGTCATTACAAAGGGTGATACAAGAGAAATCTGCACCCGTAGTACAGATAAGCGGTAATGTACGAGAGGACATACAAGCGTATGTAACCGCAGAATCAGGGGTTATTAAGTCAGGGTTTAGCGCGGTGCATCAGTTGTACCTTTTGACCTTTACTACGGCTAATATAACGTACTGTTTCGATACTAGAGCGCCTCTACAAAACGGGTCTTTACGGGTAACGGTATGGCCGCAATACACATCGAGAAGCTTTTTGGAGACAGTAGGAAGGAAGTTCTACATCGGGAAACCCGGAGCAATTGCAGCTTACGGTGGATACATTGACGACACTTCTACCTACCGGATGACGTACTTTACATCGTGGATAGATTTCGGAAACCCTATACAAACATCCATATTGAAGCGTATCATTGCAACATTGATCGGCGGCGCTCAAAGGGACGTTGTTTTCAAGTGGGCCTATGACTTTAGCCGAACGTATTATTCAAGTGTTGTAAACATTGGTGGGGGTAATACTGCGGAATTTAACATAGCAGAATATAATGACGTTTGGGAGTACACGCCGGGGGTAGAGATCAACAGATTACAGGTTCCTGGTGCAGGTAGCGGTAGGGTATTGCAGTTTGGGTTTGACACAATCATCAACAATCGACTCATTAACGTGCAAAAGATCGAGATATACACTAAAGAAGGCCGAATATGAGCTACATCAAGATAACGGATTTCGCGGTAAAGGACGCGCTGCTCACCGGCAACCCCGCAAAGGTTGTTGTAGGTAGCGAGATCGACGTTGAACTAAACGCAATCGTTACTGCTGATGCTCTTAACGTAAAAACTACCGGCAACCAGAATATCGCTGGAGTAAAGACGTTTACGGGTGCTTCAGCAGGGCTAACAGCCGCAGCAGGGACGAACACGACCCAACTGGCTACAACCGCCCATGTTTTTGCTGAACGCGCTACAGCTTTAACCCTGACCAACAAAACCCTTACCACAGCCGTTTTAAACGGAACTGTAACGGGAACCAGCCAAGCCACGGCAAACACCGCCAGTACGCTTGTTATGCGAGATGCTTCGGGTAATTTCGCCGCAGGTACTATAACGGCTAGTTTGACAGGTAATGTAAGTGGGTCTTCTGGATCAACCACAGGTAATGCAGCAACCGTAACTACCAATGCAAAC